GGCCTGCGCCCCGTAGCCGCCGTTGGCGACGGTGACCGATGCCGCGGGGGCGATCAGGAGAGGGAAGCTCTTCTCGTAGAATCTCTGGCAGGCGATGAGCTCGTCGCCGAAGGAGCGCGGGTAGTAGTCGCGGATTTCCGAACCCACGTACAGCCCGCATTCGGTGATCTGGATGATGTCGTTGATCGCGGGGATCGAGTTCGTCCAGATGGTCGGGACGAGGTTCTTGATGTTGGTTCCCGCGGGTACGACGAAGGTCGCCGAGAACCGCTGCATGACCGCCGAGAGCACGCAGTCCACCCCGCCGCTGCCCCTGGTGTTGTTGATGACGCCCGTCGATTCGGTGAGGACGGGGTTCAGGGCCAGCATGTTGGTTCCCCAGGTGGGGTCCACGTTCACGAGGCCGAACGCCGAGGCGATGGTGGCCGGCGGAGTGTCCACGGTTCCAGAGGCGTTGAGGTACAGCATCCCCAGGCGAAGGGTGGCGGGGTTGGTGAGGTACCTGGCCTTGAACTGGAAGCGCACGGTCAGCCCGGCGAGCTCCGTTGAGTCAGTTCCGTCCAGCCACTGCATGAGGACGAACTTCCCCGCTCCGGTGATCTGCTTGAAGTTCCCCATGAAGCGGGCTTTCACTCCCGCCACGGGAGCTCCGCTGTTGTCCACGTTCTGGAACTGGAGGGAGGCCACCGAGTTGACCATGGCCCACCTGTCGGCGGCGTACACGCGCGCCGTGGTGGAACTGTAGGTCGTCAGCGTGTTGGGCACCTGCCGCTGAGCGATGGCGAACTCGGGGTTCATCAGGAAGTTCCTGTCCCTGAAGCCCGAGGCGGAGAGCTGCTGGATCGAGCCGTCCGACTGGATCGCCTTCACCCTTCCGCTGTCGGCGGGGTCCGCGTAGATGACCGTCTTCCCGCTTACGGGAGCCTGCGGTGTTTCCTGCGAGAGTACGAGCTGGCCCATGTTATGTTACCTCCACGACTGCGCTCGGCCCGACATCTATGGCCGCGCCGGTTGAGATTTCAAGACTCCGTGCAAAGATCAGGAACTGGTTCGGCCCCAGCACGATGTTGTAGTTGATGAACTGGCACGGCGCCACATAGTCCGTGACCGAACTCCCCAGAAGATTGACGCCTGTTTCTGCCATAACCCTCTCCTTCTACACGTAACGGATCGTCAGGTCAACGGCGACCTGGCCAGCGGCGACCAGCGGAACCACCTTCATCACGATGTCTGTCCCCGCCGGGTAGTCAAGGTTCAGGTTATCCATGTCGATGAACCCTGCCGAACCCGCGGTGAGTCCCGCGATGATCGTCTCATAGGCGGTGATCTGTGCGTTGTCGGTGCCGATGTTCGCCTGCACCTGGATGAGGAACTTCACGTTCTGGACGGCAGCCGAGGGGTACAGCGCCATGAGCTTTCCCGTGCGCTTCGGAACCTCCCCTCCCTGGTTGCCCGTGAGGTCAGCAGGGACCGTCCAGTAGCCCGAGTAGCCCGATCCGTTGGCGATGAGGATCTTGCAGCAGACGCTCGCCGCGGTGAGTGTGTTCGGTACCCCGCCCGCCCACGTGCTCGATCCAGTCTTGATGACGTAGATGTCGCCGGCCTGCACCCCGTCCGTTCCCACAAGAGAGACGGAGGCGGCGAACACGCGGCGGAAGGTACCGACCGTGGTGACCGCAGTCTGCCCGTTGAGCGCGATCTCCTCCACCAGCGGCCGGAGGTTGGCGTCCAGCCCGTAGACCTTGATCTTCCTGGCGCCCGTCCCCGCAGCCACGTCCTTCGTGTTGTCCGAACTGGTGATGTCCAACTTGAACCCCGCCGTTCCGAAAAACACGGGGAGACTCTGGTTCACCGCGAAGTCGTTGAGGTTGAGGATCGAGGTCCCCGAGTTCACGCCGAAAGCGTGAATCGTGATGTCCTTCCCGAACAGGGAGCCCTGAAGATCCATTGCGCTACTCCTTCAATTCCAGTCCACCGAGGGATAGACGGGAATTGCGAACGTGATCCCCGCATCCGTGGGGGGTACGACCACGGTGAAGACCTTTGAGGGATTCCCGAAGGCGTCTATCGTCACCGTGAGTTGATAGTCTCCCGCCGTGACGGCCTGCTCGTAGTAGTAGGCGTGGCCATCAGCGCGCAGAGCGGGAAGGTAGTGATCCGCACTTCCGTTCGCGGAGACCGTGGCATTGTACTGACACCAGTTTTCCACGCGGAACATGGGGTCGAGTGCCGTGGTTGCTGCCGGGACCGCTGCCTGCTGGCATCCCGTGAGAGCGAGAAGTCCGAGAAGCAGGATGGTGGAAAGGTATTTCATCTGAGTATCCTCCGTGCCACCATCTTACCCTGTCACCTGCGTCTGTGCAATAGAAATCGGAGCGTCGGGAACGTCCTGCAACTCCTGGACGGCCCACGGGTCGTCAGGAGACTCGTTGTTGTGCATCTCCACGGTGAGCTTCCACCTGTAGAGAAGGCCCTGGTAGTGGTCCTTCGCGTCGGGGATTGGCTGCTCGGGGACCGCCTCCACCGGATCGTCCTTGCCCACGGAGGCGCGAGCCATCGTCGTCAGCTCGGCGTTCATAGCCTGGGTGTTGCTGGTGACCTCCGCGAGGTCGGCCGCGGTGTCAACGGAGAAGACGACGGTGCCTTTCTGGTCCACGACTTGGAGCGCCGTGGGTACGGAGGACACGGGGACGGGTTGCGACACTGCCGAGGGGTCCTCTCCGAACACGGTGACGAACTTCATCATGCCACGTACCTACCCATCCAAAGGCTCAAGGCCGCTCCCATGCTCTTCGCCTCAGTGCTCTTGCCCGCACGCGGGGTGCCGTTGGTGCCGTCGGTGATGGGAGACCCCGTGGCAAGATTTGCGGTCCCTTGCGATGATGAATTGTAAGTGACTCCAGCTACGGCACCGCCAATCGAACTATCTGCCGCCGGTCTGTGAAGATGCCCCTGCCCCCAGCTCCTCCTCCTGAGCCCAATGATGTTCTTGTTCTGCGCGGCGTAGGGCGTCTCCTCATCCAAGTCTCCCGTGGACATGAGCGTGCGTCCCTGAGCCTTGTAGACGAGCGCGGAGGTTGCACTCCCCGAAATCCGGTAGGCGTAGAAGTTGGCGTTGAAGGCGCCCCCGGAGTTGTTGGCGACGGTGTAGGAGAAGGTGAGCGTCCGCGCTCCAGCGTTGAGGTTCGTGATCGCGTAGTCGCCGGCCGGGACGCTCGCTCCGAGGAGGGGAACGGTGACCGTCCGCCATCCCGTGTAGGTATTCCCATGGACGAGAAGCTCCTCGGCAAGCGCCGCCAGGATTGCATCGTTCGCCGTGGTCGCGTTGAACGTGATGGTGACGACGTTCGATGTGATCGACCACCCCGAGCACCCGAAGGCCGTGACCTCCGTTCCCTGCCCGCGCTGGTAGGCGATGGGGATGCTGAGAAGGTGAGGTACTCCAAGAGGCCAGTGAGCCGTGGTGATCGTCTGGTCGCCGTTCTCAAGGTAGAGGCCCGCCCACTGATTCTGAGGGTTAGCGGGGTCGTACTGTGACGGGGCAACGTAGTCGTCCGTCCACACGTACTCTCCGAGGCGATGGCGGTTCTCCATGTCGAACTGCATCTTGTCGATGGTCGATCCCGCGGGGATGAGACCGAAAGAAATCTGGAGAGCGATGGTCTGTGCCTGAGCGAGTCCTGCCTGCCACACGGCGTTGATGGCCGCCCCTGCCGAAGCGGTTACCGAAGGCGCCCCCGAGGCGTCGAAGGTCAGTTGCTGGAGCGCGCGCGCCGCCACCACGGGAAGGACGTAGCTGAGCCCCGGGGGATCACTCGTCGGGAAGGTGAGTGCGTACCCGGAGGTCGGGATGTTGCCGTTGCCGATCTCCTGGATCATCTGGGTGAGCTCGTCGATCATGAACTCAAGGCGGTCGGCGACGATCCCCCCGCCGTCCACCACGCTCTCCTCGTTGACGTGAGGAGTGGAGCGGAAGATCGTGAGGTTCCCGTAGCGAACGTCCCACGTTCTCATCTGCGTGAGCGTCCCTCCGGTGGGAGAGGGGAGGGTCAAGCTGAAGTCCACCCCCTGCGTGAGCTGGAGGTTCGGCAAGCCGGTCTGAGACATGATGGCAAATATTTCGGCCTGCTGCCTGTAGCAGAAGGGAATGTTGTACGTCGAAGGCGATGCGCCTGGAGTGAAGGTGTAGAATTGGCTCGTCTGCGTCGTGGCTATCATGCGCGCATCTCGCTTTCTATAGTGTGCCGGGAGACGGCGGGAGTCAAGGGCATCACTTCAGAAGCCCTCTCAGCGGACGCTGTGACAGACCGAAAGTGGTGAGGCCGGTGTCGGTCAAGGAACTCAGGAGCTGCTTCCACGCCTTGTCCTTCTCCACCTGATTTGAGTGGGGGTTTATCATCTTCAGGACGGCGGCAAAAGACTGTGGCGCCATCGCAAGAGTCTGCTCCACTGGCCCCATGTTGGGCTGCTGAGGGTTGACCGCGAGATTGTATCCCTCGACGGCCATGTCTCCGAGGCCGAGAACCATTCCCGCATCTTCCCGTCCTATGCTCTTGGCAACGTCGCCGAGCATCTCCTTTCTGTTGCGCTTCGGCTCGGGGAGAGGCTCTTTTCCCACCAGACCCCGGATGGCGTTCGTGATAGCCGTCCCTGCCTGATCCATTCCGTAAAACATGAGCCCCTCACCGATTGCGTAGAACGCCGTGACTCTCGTCGCCTTCCAGATATTCTGGGCGGTGGGGTTCCGGTGAGCCTGCATCATCGTCCGGCGCACGACCTCGAACCCCTTAATGCCCTCGCTCTTGAACTTCGTGAGGAAGCGCATCACGGGGAACTTCTGAATGCCCGCCTCCTGGCCTCGGATGTTCGATGCGTGGGTCTGCCCAATGATCGCGTCACTGAACTTCCCTGCCGCTATCGTCTTATCTGCGGGAGAAAGCCCGGGGACATCGCCCTCCTTCAAGCCCGTGATGTTCTTGAAGTCCTCGCTCATCTGCTTGCCCTGAGAGGCCCTTCGGAACTCGATCTCGGCCTGCCTCCTTCCAAGGGTTGCGTCGAAGTTGTAGGCGAAGTCGGTCCCTGCGCGGTTGAACGCCATTCCCGCGCGCTTTCCAATCGTCCTGGCTCGGGATACAACGCGCGCGGCTCCTTCGAGGATGGGATGTTCTCCCTGCACTCCCGGGCTGCTGATCGCCAATTCCTTCCGGAGCATCTGTGTCTGGTCGAGCGTACCTCCGCGCCGGGTCTGGCTGTCGTATAGCTTTGACGTTGCCCTCGATGTCTCCCGCGATCCGTTGCGATGGAAGACTACATCAGCGAGGGTCTTCATCGTTGATTCGAGGGTCCCGAATTGGAGCGCTGAACGGATGGCCAGGGCTGCCTGTTTCACACCGCTCTTGATATTACCGGCAAGGTCGATGATGCCCGTCCAGTTGCCGGCGGCGTCCATCGCGTTCTCGAAGCCGCGGGGGGTGTCTTTCTGGCCCGCCATGTATTTCAGGTCGTCGCGCATCATATTGATGCGGGGCTTGCCAAACTGGCGCTCCAGCTTCGGTCCTATCACCGGGTCCCAGAGGATGTCGGCTGCGGCCTTCGCGCGCTTTGCCATCGTGGTGATGAGCGCCGACTGATTGAGGTCCTCCTGGATCGTGCTGTAGAAGTCGCGCGTGTAGACGGGGGCCGTGCTTCCGGTGCGCTCGATTGTCCTCGACTCGTCAACGTGAAGACGAATCCACTGTTTGCTCTTCTGGAGGTCTTCGAGGTCGGTTGCGAAGTTGGCCTTCTCCCCTTTGATGACAAACTTGGGCCAGCGGTTCTCCACCCGTGGCATCGGGTAGCCATAGCGTTCCTCAAAGTCTTTTGCCAGGGCATCTCCCGATTTCAGAAGTTGCTTGGTTGCCACTTCGTCCATCATCTTCACGTCTTTCGGGTCCAGGTGGGAGAACATTTTCTGGAACGTTTCCTCGGGGATCTTGATGATGTCGTGGGTGTCGATGGCATCCCAATGCTCAAGGCGCGTCCCGTTCAAGAGCGATTCCTTGTGGTTGGCGTCCTTGAACATCATGTACCACGACATGATCTCCCCGTAGGTGGCAGTCACGTTGTCCTCAGTGATTCTCCGACCGCGCATCGCGTTGTACTTCTCGGGGTTCGTTCGGTGGTCGATTCCGAGGCTCTTCAGGTGGTCATCCATGATCGGTGATTTCAGGGCGTTCTGCGCCGGCTCCAGAGCGTAGGAGGCTTCAAGCATATCGCGCCCGACCGTCTGGTAGGCTTTATTGTCCTGGCCTCCGAACACGATCTCGGCGTTCATGTCATACGTGTTGGCGAGTACGCCGCCCTCACTCTTCGCGTCCCGCACAGCCGCCTTGAAGGTCTTGCCGAGTGTCGGCTCTTTGTTCGCCATCTCCTCCGCCGTCAGCTTCATGCCCTTGATGCGGGGAAGGGTGTCTGTTCTCAGTGCGGATCGCTCGATGTCGCCCTGGGTAGTCCGTACCTTTTCCCGCATCCTCTGGATCCAATCCAGGTTCGAGAGAGCGTCAGCGAGGTCGGAAATGATTGCCGGAGGAAGATCCTTTATCTTCACCGTCGAAGCCTCGCGCAGTTTGTTGAGGTCGATGGTGGGGCCCCGATCCGGGGAAGCCTGTATGGCATCGACGACCTTGGAAAGTTCTCCGCGTAGAGTCTCGTCAAGGTTGGCTTTCGCCGTCTTGCCTTTGAGATTCAGCTTCTCCCCTATGGCTTTCACGGCTTCACCGAGATCAGCCTCCATGAACTTCGCGCCCTTCACAATCTCGTCGATGCGCGATATGTCCTTCTTCATCTGGACGCGCGTGTCCATCTGAGCCCGTAGCGATTTCACAGCAGCGACCTTATCAGCCTTGGCGGCTTCGAGTGCGGCCTTCGCGTCGGTTTTCCCCTGGTCAACCGCCAGTTGGAGATTGGAGATTTTCTTGGTAAGTTCCTGCACGTCGGGCCGGCGCTCGATGTAGTCGGCGCTCCCCTCCTCTGTGCGCGTCGCCTCGTCGAGCACGCGGCCCTGTTCTTCGCTCATGGCAGGGGTGACCGGACGGGTTGCGGGTTCGGCGGTCGTTTTGTCCATGCCGTTTCCCGTCGAAGGCCGTTCGGTCGCCTTTGCTTCCAGGGGTTCGACAATCGCGTGCGTCCCGCCCTCGGCGTCGTTGTACCAGAGGACAGCCTTCCCCTCGTCGTTGGGGTCCATCCGAACAGCGTCGTGCCAGTCCTTCGTGACCCCCGGCATCTTGATGTCTTCCCCGTGGGCTTCCTTGGCCTTGTCGAGCATGGCCTTCAGTTGTTCGTCGCTCACGGTCTTTCCCTCCGCAGTCTCGGCTTCGAGCTGGGCAGCGTAGGGGTCCTCGGCAGGCTTCACTTCGGGGAGTTGTGGCTCCCTATCCACGATGTCGCCTATGGTCTGTTTTGCCTGCATCTCGCGCGTTGCCGCCTCGATAGGATGCTCGGGGATCTCCGCGGCCTTCGCCTTTTCCGCAGAGGCTTTCACGGCTTCCTCGAAGCGCGCTTCCTGGGCCTGCTTGGCGAGCTCCCGGTCGGCCGCTGCGGAGACGGCGTTCTCGATGTGCGTCTGGACCATGGATCGGAGGGCTTCGTGGGCGCCAACAGCGCCTGCCACAACGAGGAACTGACCAGCCGCCCCCTGAGCGATCTCTCCAGCAAGCTCCCGGGGGGATTTCAGCTCGACATGCGTGCCCTTCAGCCTATTCGAAAGCGAGGCCGCCACTTCGGGAAGCGCGGCGTTCGCCGTCGCCATCCCAACGGCCATGAGCCCCTGCTTCCCGAACGCCCCTGCCGTCTCTGCCGTGGCCGCGTCCATGCCGAGGGTCGTTGCCAGCTTCCCGGCGGCAGCTTTCGGGATCACTGAGGCCGCAGTCTTGTCGATCGCTCCGTTGAGCATGGGTCGAATCACGCCGTCGATGAGGGCGTCGCCAACCGGCTTCGCCACTTCCTGGCCGATGGGGATAGCCATCATTCCGACTTGGAGAGCGCCCAGCCCCGCGGCGGCCATGCGCGCGTAGGTGGGGTCCACTCCGCGGTCGATGAGACTTCCGTAGGAGCCTCCCACGAGGGAGCCGAACACCTTGCTGGACTCTCCCTCAGCCGCCTCCAGAAAGTGCGTCTTGGGGTTCATGCCCAGCGTCTTCGAAAGCAACTCTCCGCTGAGGATGGACAGGCCCGTGTAGGCAACGGTGTCGGTGGCGTGCTCCACCTGGTATCCAAGCTGGAAGGCGATCCCCGCGGCCTGCTGGGGGAGCCACCCCAAGGTCGGCCCCAACTCGGCCTGCTGCTTCTTAACGGCAGCACGCGCGTCCTTGGTGGCCTGGCTGTCGTCTCCGAGGAACATCTTGCCAGCGAGATCAGCGTCCTGGGCCGCTAGTTGCTGGCCCTTGAACATATTGGAGACTTTCTGCCCGATGGTCGCCGGCGTCTGACCCTTGGCCGAATCTCCGAAAATATGCTCCGCGATGGGGGCGAAATTACCGTGAACGTCCGCAGGATTCATCCGCAGCCACTTCCCGAGTTGCTCGGACGCGCTCAACTTCGCATCCGCCTGCGCGGGGTCGGGGGAGAGCGCCATGATGCGCTGGCGGGCATCCTCGGGAGGAGGGGGCGCAGAGGCTCCCGGGGCCTGTTGGGGAGGGGGGGGCGGGGAGGCCGACTCTGGGGGCGGCGGCGGGGCCATGACGGCTACCGGGGCCGTGGGCTGCGTGGCTACCTCTGGGGGAGGCGGGGGTCCGGGAGCGAAGGCATCTCCCACGGGCTATCTCTTCGCCACGACGGGCCACGATGCGGGGTCAGGGAACTTCTTCGCGGCATCCTCGGTGGTGCCCTTCCAGACGCCCTTTCCGTTGGCGTCCAGCATGTAGGTATAGACGCCCCCTCCCTGAGTGTGCAGGTACGTCTGCCCGTTCTCCTTCTCGGGAGCCTTCACGGAGGTAACCTTGGCACCCTTCACGGCGTCGGCGAGGTCCTTCTGGAGGAAGTCCTGGTACCGTTTCATCGTCGGCTGGAAACCCTCCGTCTGCGCCATCTCCGCGGTCTCCCCGCGCTGTATCTTCCCCTGGAGATCATTCATGGCCCCGCGGTCCTGGGAGCCAAAGAGAACCTGATTGAGAACGCCTTTCGTCGAGAAGAGTTGGCCCACCTCCTGATTGAGGAGCTTGTCCGTGAACACACCCTTGATGTGGTCCACGGCGCCGTAGATTTCCTGAAGGTCTGGAGTCTTACCCTGCGCGGCGCGTTTCCTGTACCAATCGTTGAGCATCATGTTGGCGGCCACGCCCTGCTCGGGACGTATGAGCGTCGCACCTGTCACAGGGTTCGGGGAGGCCCACGTATGGATGATGCCCATGGCGTCGTGGAGGGTGGGGTCGTCGTCTTTGCGGTTTCTCAGGAGGTAGTCCAGCTCCTCACCGTCGATCTTGATGACCTTTCCCTTGTCCGGACCGTCCGGTACGGTGTAGCCGCCCTCCTTGAACGCCTGCCGGAAGATCGCACCCTTGTCCAGCTTCTCGGAGGAAGGCTCCGAATCGAGGAGGAGGAGGTAGGGGGGGATGCGATTGGCGAGCGGTCCCTTCGGGGGCTCCTTCTCGTCTTTGATGCGAGCCTCGATGAAGCTGTATTCTTTTTCGTAATCCGTGTTGGCTGCGAACTTCTGGTCTTTGTCGGAGAACCAGCGCAGCGTGTCCTCCCACGAGTTGCCAGCCTGATTGTAGGCATCGACGGAGTTGCTCATCTTCTGATTGTCGATTTTCGCCTTGGAGTCCAGATAGGACATCGCCGCCTTCATCGTGGCATCCTGGCGGAAGCCCGGGACTTGGCTCACGAGTTGGTCGAGGGCCTGGCTGTAGATCATGCCGCCCTCGTCGTGCGCTTTCACCGCGGAGTCGATGACCTTCTGGTTCCACTGTGCCTGCTCGCCGGCGTCAACGGCCTCTATCTGGCCCTTGAGCTGGTTGCGGTCCTTCTCGTCGATGCCTGTCTGCTGGGCGAGTTGCGCTATGGCAGCTTCCTTGCCCTGATTCTGGACAGAATCGAGGAGCGACTTCGAAAGCATCCCGAGCTGCGCCGCGGCCTTGGCGGCCCCTACCTTCTCCGCGAGGACCTCCGGGTGGTAGAAGTTCTGGTAGGTGGGGTTGGACGCGAAGGCATCGAGGAGGTCGGTGCTCCCCGTCTTGATCGCGTCCTGGGTCGCCATCTGGAGAGCTCGGTCAACGCCGGCCTTCCCATTCTCCACGGCGTCCTTCGTAGCCTCTTGGTAGGCGGCTTTGTGCGCCTCTACCGCTGTCCCCGTGAATGACTCCAGAGCGTACTTCACCACGTCGGGGAACGCCTTGTACTTGTCGGCCAGGGCCTGCTGGGCGCCATCGAGGTAGGTCTGGAAATCGGGGTTGAGCTTGATCGTGCGCATCGGCGCCGGCTGGCCGTTGTCGTCGATCCCCTCGCTGGTGATGAAGTCGAAGCCCTTCCCCGGACCCTGCTGCACAAGGTCGATGGCCTTCGCGTTGGCTCCCTCTTTCGCGTGCAGGAGGTCGGCCTGCATGTTCACGAACGCCGCATCCTGGGCGACTTTGTGGAGGTACTGGCCTGCCTTCGCTATGGGGTCGAGGACAGCTTTTGTCGCCTCGTCTATCGCGGCGGATGCAGCTCCGTAGCCCGCGGGTGACGGTGGAGAGAGGTTCTCGTTCGGGATGACGAAATCGCTCATCTGCTTCCTCTCAGAACCACGAGGCTATCCAGCCGGCAAGGGCTCCGACACCAGCGCCAATGGCCCCGCCGATCACCGTTCCAATTCCAGGTATGATGGAACCGATGGCAGCTCCCGCAGCCGCTCCTACACTGGCTCCCGTCGTAACATCGCCCGCCTGTATCTGCGCATTCGCTACATTGAGCTTCCCCTCCGCGGAAGTCTTCTCCAAATCGAGCTGGTTCACCAGCGTATCGTAGCCGGCATCGTAGATGCTCTTCTGGGCCGTGTAAGCCGCGGCCCCCGAGGTAGGTTGGTCAGCTCCGCCGGTCTGGATCCCGCGCATCCCCATCGCCGCGAGGCGGTCTCCAAGGGTCTGCGCCTCATTGGTCTGATACTCGGCTTCCTTGGTGGCTTCGTACTGCGGGAAGTAGTCGAGATACTTCTGGTAGAGGTCCTTGTTTGCTTGGCCCTCAGTGGCAGTCGTGAGACCCTTCTCGAATCCTTCAATGTCCTGCGTGACTCCGGTAAGAAAGGAACCTACGTCGAAATTGACAGCGTCTGGACTGTTGAGTGGAGAAGAAGACTCGTACATAGGGTCGCCACCAGAAACCGATGAGAGGCTGTTGTAATTTACGTCGCTCACACTTCCACCAGTTTGTAGCGTGCCGTGATCGACACGAGGTTGAATGGAACAGGGTCAACGATGGCTACGTACACCCCCTGATTGTCGTCGATCTGCATGGGGAGGTTGTCAACGGGGACGAATCCCGAGTTCATCGCCGGGGGGTTCCCGTAGGTCATCACACCGAGGATCTGGAGCTTGTCCCAGAAGTTGGTGAGCGTCTCTCCGGGGTTCCCCAGGGGATCGCTCGGAGCCGTCTGCCCAACCCACCCGCCGAGAGAGTTGTACACCTTCAACCAAGCCTTCTCGATTGAACGCAGCAACCCCAGGGCCCCACCCTTCGCGGGAAGCATCGGGATGAGATCCCACCACGCCGAGTAGTACGGGAAGCCTACCTGGAGCTTCTTCACCGGCTGAGTGTAGTCGATGACCCCGCCCCCCGAACAGGTGACCAGCGGCATTACCCTGCCGTCTCCGAACCCCGCCACCTGCTGAGTACCGAGCGGGGAAGGAAGGCCGGTGAAGTGGGTGGTGCCAACGCCCCCGGACGTCTGTGTCTGCCCGCAGTCCAGGTAGAAGCTGTCTTCCTGCGCGGTGGTGTTGATGTCGTCCAGGTACAGGTACTCGATGGAGACGGTGGTGCCGCGCACCACGGCGAGCCAGAGCTCGTCGTAATTGGTACCGGAGAGGACGCATCCCCCCGCCACCTTGCCGGCGCCGCCGATCTGGTGCTGGGCAAATCCGCACCCAGCGTTCACGATGAAGCCAGTGTCCTGCTGCTTCACGTTCGCAGAGACGATCGTGCCGTCAGCCATACGGATCCACGCGATGGGCTCTGGGCGCAACGTCACCCAGAAGTCCACGGCGACGCGGGACATGAGGTGCTCGGCGTGGTCGGACAGGGGGGCGTCGGAGAAGAAGCCGCGCTGGAGCGAGAGGATGAGGCTGCGCAGCGTCTTCCCATCCGCTCCGAGATAGAGGTTGACGTTGACCACGGGGACCGGCCGTGAGTTGGCAAGCGCCCCGTAGCTGGCGCTCTTCTTCATCCAGTAGGTAGCGGGAGTCGGAGGCGTCCCCGTGACCCCATCGGGGTACATCCATGTGGACTTGTCGGTTCCCGCCAGAAGGGACTGCGTTGCCAGGAGCCAGAGGACGCGCGAGGCGTTCATGTCGTTCTGGAGGAGGTAGATGGCGTCTGCCGCAGCCGGGGATGCCGGAATCGTGAAGATGAGATAGGTCTGCGCCGTCCCGGGAGCAGGGAGCGTGCAAGCGTACTGTGCCGTGGGGTTGGCGTTGGTGCCCGTCAGGAAGAGGCGGCCCGCGTAGAACTCTCCAGCCCCGGGGTAGTGATTCAAGCTGCCGAACGTCTCGGGTGTCCCTGCCGTCGTGTTGGTGAACGTCGGCTGGCTTGCCGACCAGGCCCCGCTTCCGTCAGAGGCGGCGTTCACGATCTCGCAGACGGGGCACCCCCCCGCGGTACCTGTTGCCGTCCCCGACATGAATAGCCAGAGCGTACCGTTCGTCGATGCGTGGTTGATCGCAGGAAGGTCCGCGAGGGCATAGGCGGGGACATTGGTGGTGATCGTGGTGACGTAGGCGTGCGTTGCCTGAGAGAATACGTAGATCGTGGCTACACCGGAGACGAGGCAGATGAACAGAGCGAACTGCTGGCCGTACTTCGCGGTGAACTTGACCTTGCGGACCACCTGGGAATCAGCCGGCACAACGTAGACGAAGCGAGTCCCGGGACGCCTCCGCCACCCCCCACCCGCGCGCGGGATGACGTTGTACATGAGAGCAGAGCCCGTCTTGTACTCGGGGGATTCCACTCGGCCCTGGAAGGTCGGAGCTATCTCGCCATAGCCGAAGTCCCCCTTCGTGATCTCATGGACATCGAGATCGCTCATGGCCTAAGCGAACCTGTTCGGATCGGAGAGATCGCCCTCGGTCGAGGAGTCGCCGCCCCTGGTGTCCTCGTAATATTTGTAGCCGCGGACGCCGCTGCCTTGGTAGGTCACCTTCATCTTGTCGTCGTTGGCGATGGCGTTTCGGAGGGACGAGTCGGCGCTCTTCTCCAGGATCTTCAAGAGCGACGGGTTCTGCCGCATGGGCATACACAGGCCCACCGCGAGCTGATCGTGGACAGCGTGAAGGAACCAGTCGGGGAGCGTTGCCGCATCCTCGTTGTAGAGGAGCCGCTGGTACTTCAGGTAGCATGCGGTGGCGTTGGTGAGGATCCACCGATCCTCTCGCGCCCACGGCATGCTGGACAGGGTGTCGTCGTCGGAGATCGTCGTACCGGCAGGAACCGCGTTGATGGCAATCACGCCGTCCTGCTGGAAGTCGGAGCAGTCGTTGGGTAGCGCATAGGCGTAGAGGTAGCCGTAGGCGGGAACGTAGTCTCCGTCCACGACGAGCTGGGCGCGCTTGCGCAGCACGCACCAGTCGTCGTTGGCCGCCAGTACGGCCGTTATGGCATCGGGAAGCAGGTCCGCGCAGATGAGGGCGTTGGGGTCGGAACCGCCGATGGCCGAGATCCGGTCCTTCCCCACCGCCCGAAGTGCGGTGTTGCACACCGAAACCCAGGATGCCCCGGGGGATGCTCCGACTATGGGCGTCTGGGCCATGTGTGTCCTACGCCTCCACCGGGACCTTCCCGGCCTTCTTCTTGGCTCTGGCCGCGGCCAGACGCTCGCCGGCGGCCTTCCTGGCCTCGGCGCTCATGGGCTTGCGGGTGCCCTTCTTGGCGGCGGGCGTGGGCCGCGCCGTGGGAGCCGCCGGCCGCTCGGGCCGCGTCAGGGTGATCGGGCCGGACACGGACTGCACATTTCCCTCCTCGGAGGTCTTGGCAATCGTGGTGCCCCGGCGGATGAGCTTCGGCCTGGAGATGGCAACGACGCCGTGGGGAAGCGTGTACTTTCCCTCGCCGGTCTTGGCGACCAGCCTGTCGTTGGCCTCTTCCTCCGCGGTGAGCTTCCGGTAGGGAAGGACACGCGCGTCAACGATATCGCACAACTCGTCGTTGTGGGCTTCCACCCATGCCGCGGCGGCCTCGTCCCCGTACTCGAAGACCTCGGGGAACAGGCCGATGGCCGTCAGGCGGCGAAGCTGGGCCTCGTCGATGTCGTAGATGCGCTCCCGCCGGTAGTTGTGCGTGATCGGGGTCTCGCGCTTGGAAAGGTGCTGGCGGTCTCCGCTGTCGATGGCGTCGTCGATGCAGATGAACTTCATGTTACGCTCCCACCTTCTCGGACCAGTGCCATGTCCCTTCGAGGCTGCTGTCGCTGAAGTGAACCGAAGTCCGCCACATCGACCCCTTTTCGCACTCTTCCCTGGTGGGCGTGGGCCTGTTGAACCGACACGCTCCCGGGGGGATGTCCTTGTTGGTCGCCTCGAACAGGTCGTTGGTACCGTCGAGGATGACCTGAAGATTGACGAGACCCGTTGTCCCGCCAGCATCGTGCCATGCGTTCACGATCATGGCCGGCCGATGCTCGCCGTTTTCCAGAACAAAGTGGACTATTCGTCCTTCGATGACACCGTTCATTGAGCGTTACCTCCGCTCTAAGAGAATGGCCCCCTCATACGAGAGGGCCACCCGAGTATACAGATTCGGAATCGCGGTTTCTACAGGTTGGACCCGCCGAGGGTCACAGCCAGAGCGGCCCGTGCGCCGTGCTCGAAGAACACCTCGAAGGTGTTGGACGTGTAGGACCCGCTGGACTTCGCCGTCAGCCCCTGGCTGAAGTAGCGCCGCACCGTCTCCGGTGCCCGGTACCTCCACTCCTGCCCGATGGGCCACACGATGCCCGTGATCGTCGGAGCGTAGGTGGCGACGTAGGCCAAGGACGAGTTCATGGCCGCCACCGTGTCGTCCGCGATGAACGGGATGATGTAGTCCGCCGCGTTGAAGGCGCCAAGGGCGCGCCACACCGCGTACAGATCCCGGTCCAGGGTGTGCCGCGTGAAGCGGCTCAGGGTGGACATCGCCCCCATGTCGATGTAGGTCGTTCCGACCCCACCCGCCGGGTAGTAGTCGGTGTTCGCGGTCGTCGGGGAGATCGTCGCGTTGGCGATCGGTCCGTAGGCAAAGATTGCGTCTCTCATGGTCTTGCTCCTCTTTCCCTTCTGCCTACGCCAGCGCCGTCAGGTTGTTGGGGATGCCTTCGTGCATCCGCAGCGGGATACCCGCCACGAACGTCACAGGCCCGTAGCCCTCGATCGCCTGCACGGTGAGCGCGCCGTTTGCCGTGTCGCGGTACGCCTGCGCCTCGATCTGGCCCTTGATCGTGCGGTTGACGAACAGGAAGGCGTTCCGTCCGAAGTTCTGGAGCTGGTTCTTCCCGTAGCGCACGAAGTCGGTGATCGAGAACGTGTTGGCCGCGCCGCTGGTGGCGAGGTTGGTGTAGCGCATGAGCGCCCTGTTGTTGCGCAGCACGATGCCCGCCCAGATCTGGTACAGGCGGCACCAGGCGTAGTTCTGCCCGGTCCCGGTCGGGGAGGTTACCCTCTGACGACCGCGGTCCTCGTTGTGGAACCCGGGGGTCCCGCTGTTGGACGGGAAGGCCAGGTACAGGGTGTTGGGGGACAACTCCATGAGCCAGGCGTCCGAAACGTTCGCAGCAGCCCCGCCGCTGAAAACGTAGGGAGCGTAGCCGGTGAGGGCCGCGCGCCGCATGGACATCGAGTAGAAGTTGTCGGGTGCCAGTCCGTCGTTGCCGTACAGGAGGTTGTACGCCCAGTCCTGGAACGCCCCCTCCATGTTCAGGCCGTCTTCGCTGTCGCGCACGGCCAGGGGGTCATCGACGCCCTGGAGGATGCGCTCGTCGATCTGCGACTCTCCCTCGTAGAGCTTCACGGGCTCTTCGATGAAGTCGCCAGTCGAGGAGATGGTCGGGATGGGCTGGTTGGCGCGGGAGAACGTGCCGGTTCCGAGGCGGCTGCCCTGGAACTGGCGGTTCATCACGCCGTGGGTCGCCTTCAGCCAAGGCATGACATCCAGGAGGTCGATGATCTGGGCGAGCTCTCCGAGAGAGGCCGCCAGATTGTCGTAGTCCTTTCGGATCATGGCCTGAGGCAATGTCATTTGCGCGAAAGCGCTCAAACCTGCCATTGGTTGGCTCCTTACAGAATGCGTTTCGTGAGAAACACACTTGTCCGGTTCCCAAGTAGGTTCGAGAGATTCGAGGTCCCGATTCTTTCACACGGTTCCCAAGGTCTCTCGCCCTTGCAGGTCTCTTCTTAAGTGCGGGTGGAGTCCCGGCACCGCCGAGAAGCTCCTATGGCTGGGATGGGATTCGAACCCATGATCTCGGGGATATGAGCCCCGCGAGGACGACCACTCCTCTACCCAACTATGCAATCAATAGCCACGCGCGAAGGAAATGTCAAGAGCTTACCAGCCGGCTCCCGTCGCTGCTCCTGCCATTCAGGGCAACAGGTTCTCCGTCCACTCCGTAGATGACGCCAGGGGTCAGCCTCGGCGGGGTCTTGTGGACGCCGAGAAGGCGCTGGGACTCCTCGCTGTAGTGGAACCCCGAGTGCTTCTCCACGACCTGCGAGCCGATGACGTTGCCCTCGCTGTCGGTCTTGGGGATCTCCACGAACTCGGCCCTCCGCTCTCCCTGCGGTTGCGGCCGAGCACTCTGCTTGGACTCGAATCTCCGCGCGTTCTCGGCCACCCGGTCCACCTGCCCCTTGGAAGCCTCGATGCTCTTGAGGATGTCCTCTTCCAGCTTTCCCATCGACTACGCTCCTGCCGCCTTCGGACCGTGCAGCGCCTGCCACTCGGGGGAGTAGTTGCCCTGACGGCCGTTGACCGCCGGCTTCTTGTCGCCACCGCCTGCCCCTCCACCCTCTCCGGTAACGAGCCCCTTGGGCTCCAGTTTCGCCTGCTCTGCGGCGATGTCCTTCAGAAAGTCGGGATCGTAGGCGACACCGCTGTTGATGAGGGTCGTCCGCGTTTTCTCCGAGTACCCTGCGAGCTTCTTCACCGCGAGGTTGTAGGCGGCGTCTGCGGCCTTGGCGTCGCCCCCCATTGCCGCGGTGAGCGCCTGCATCTTGTTCGCCTCTCCCTGGGCCTTTCGCGCCTCGGTGCGGCCGGCCGCGGCCTTGGCGATGCCCTCGATCTTGGTCATGTACGCCTGAGCCTGCTTGCGCGTGTAGCCGTTGGCGTGAACGAAAGCCTTCGCGTCGTCCACGACCTCTTTCGGAACGAACTTATCGTCGTACTTGAGGTCGTACTCCTCGGCCTTGGTGGGGAGGTCCATGCGGGCGTGGAACTCGGCGACCTCCTCGGGAGGGCTGTCCTTCGTCGGGATGATGATGCCGCGCTCCTTCACCTTCTGCGCGAGGGAGGCGTGCTCAAGGAAAAGCTCGTTCACGTCTTTCCCGGCGTAGGACTTCAGCACGTCGGCGTACTGCTCGCGGACCTCTTTCTTGACCTGGGAAGCGAACTTCGGCTCTGCGGCTTTCGCGGCGGCCTCTTCTTCAGGTGTTGCCATCTGTTCCTCCGATTTGTGTGAGTTCTTCGGTCACATCGTTCATGTTGGCCGTCGATAATAGCACCTTGGCTTCCGCGGTGTAAGCCCTGAGTGCTGCGGGGTCAGTGAGGTTCACGTTGGGCTCCTCGCCCTCCCGGATGCCCAGCATGGACAGGAGCCAGTTGTGGAACGCCACGAGGTCGGGCTTGATGCGCTCGGCCTCCGTCTCGTTGCATCCGCAGCGGTTGGCGATCGCCGAGAGCACCAGCTCCCCGTAGTCTCCCGTTCCCTGGAAGCACGCGATGAAGGCGGCCCGGAAGGCGTGCTGGATGCGCAACTCCAGAAGGCGCTCTTCGTTGGGTTCGCTCATGTCCCGTCCAACTCGTTCGCGCCCTTGATGTGTGAGGCTCCGCAGATGAAAGCCGCCGCGGTCACGGACCTCTTGATGTCCTCCTCGGACAGGTGGGCACCCTGCACTTCCACCATGCCGTCCGTGTAGGCGAGGATGATGACGAACCCCGCGATGTGCTCGCCTTGGCAGTGCTTGGCGAGGGCGTTCTCGGCGCCTGCCGCGGCGATCATCTTCGCGGCGTTGCGCACGGGAGGGCCGGGGCGCCAGAGCTTGTTGTTGTTCTCGCTCACGACTTTCCGAACCCGTGCTTCTTCATCAGGTCCTTGGCGTCCTTGTCCGCGTCGGCTTCCGCCATGACCCGCTGGTAGTTTCCGAGGAAGATCCCCGCGTACTCCTTCATCATCGTGAGGAGGTTCGAAAGGCCGTTCTTTTGCTCCCTCGCCAGAGCCTCAAGCTCAGCGACCCGCGCCTTCAGCGCCGCGTTCTCCTGTTCCAAATCCATGCCATCCTCCTGTTACCCAAGTGCCGACCCCATCGTGGCCGGTGCGGGCTGCGCTACCGGAGTAGCCGCTCCCCGAACAATCGCACCCTTGGCGTTGGCAGCCGTGGCGCGAGCTCTGTCCAGATTGATCCTACTTTCAGTCTCTTTCTGTTGCGTGATCGCCTGCTGCTGGGCGGCCTGCGCCCTGCCCTGGCGGATCCGCTGCACGTCCACCATGTTGCGAATCACGTCCTTCGCCATGTCGTAGGACACCCCGATGTCCCGCGCGTACTGGCTCAGGTCGAAGTTGTCCAGAACGTCTCCCGGCTGGCCCGCGGAGAGCTGCATCTGCACCAGCGCGTTGATCTGCTGGAGGGCGGCCATCGTGGAGTTCAGCACGAGCTGCTGCCGCTGCATCTGCCAGAGAGGGCCAACGAAGTTGAGCTTCATCTGGCGGCCCTGCGCGCTGCGCGGGGGAGCGCCGAGCCGGCCGGCCCGAAGCTCCATGAAGAAGAGGTCCTTCAGGAGCGGCTCGACGTACTCGACCTCCAGGCGCGAGGAGAACGCGGCCAGCATCGCGGCCTTCTCGCTCTGAAGGCCGTTGACGCCCGTGGCCGTGCTCTTGGTGATGGCGTCCAAGTTCTGGGTGAGGACGAGAAAGAAGTCCTTGTGGTAGCCGGCCTGCACGTTCTTCTGGATGGCGAGGTACCGCCCCTCCAGCATCCGCGGATCGCCCTCGACCTTCTCCCGCTGGTAGTCCTGACCGGGGGGTAGGTAGCTCACGTCGCCCGGGACACGGGTAATTCGGCCGCGGGCGCCGATCGTCGCCTTGATCGACGGGTCGGCCATTCTCTGGCTGATCTTCAGCATGTCCTGGCTCATGGAGTTGAGCATCTTGATGTTCCCGAGTTGGAGCATCCCGGGGGCGCCCTGGCCCCACGGGCCGGCGTCGTAGCTGCGCATGTAGCGCGCGGCGAAGAAGGGCTTCGTCTGGTGCGGGTCTATCCGCAGCGGGTGGAACCAGTCGCACAGCGGGAGGGTGATCTCAACGTACTCCCCGGCCGGGACCTCAAAGTCCAACTCCGGGCTGTACTTCGTCTGCGGGAAGCAGAAGGAGATGAGCATCCAGAGCTGGTCCTTGTTATGGTCGTAGGCATCCTGGATGGCCGGCGGGCACGCCTCGTATCCGTACTCGGCGACGATGTTCTGCGCGCTCCACCAGATGTCGCGGATGAGCACGTCCACCGCTCCCCACTGGTCGTTGTCGATGTAGCACCGATTCAGGTGCAGCGTCTTGTAGGAGGGCCTGCCGAGGGCCGCGTTCTCCTGCCGCCACATGATGCCGGTGGAGAAGTCCAGGAGGGATCGGAGGAAGATGCGAAGCTCGTCCTTCCACGGCGAGACGTGAAGCTGCTTGTAGACCTGCTTCTCTGCCTTCTGGAGGAACATGCCCGCGTTCTCGTTCATCTTCTCGTCGTCGAACTCCATGCGAAACCAGACGTTGGAAAATCCGTAGCCCAGGAGGCCGTCCGCGCACTGGAGGCTGGACTCGGGTGCGGTCCAGTCGAAAATCTTCATGCCCGTGTTCGGCGAGCGCCCGCTCTGCTCGGGGTCGCTCCTGATGTACCAGTCGCTCATGTCCTGGTTCACGAAGGAGGCGATCTCGCGCATCGTGTTGTCTTTGAACATGCGCACCTTCCACCGCTGGTGGTAGATGTGCTGGAGCTGCGTGATGCTGTAATTGGAGATCGGTAGGGAGAGGCTCATGTGATCCAGGTTGGGAAGCGCGGGTCGTCCCCGATGTAGTACGGCGGGAACGGTGAGGGGGGATACCACGGTATCGGCTGAGGAATGGGCATTGGCGCCGGGATGAAGATCGGCAAGGGCATGGGGAGAATCTGAGGCAGAACGGGACGCGCCTCAAGGTCCCTGATGCGCTGCTCCAATTCCTTGATTTTCTTCTGCGTCTCGCTCATTGGACTACCTCCATGCACCGCCCCCGGCCTGTAGCGGAACGTCGTGCGCGGAGTCGTCCTTCGCCGTGAAGGCGGCAAGGGGGTCCCAGGAGGCGATATCGTTCGGAGGAAGGACCTCGCCCTCGACGATCTCGTTCTCGTTGTACTGGACCCACCACGCGGCCATGAGGATGCAGATCACGAGGTCGTCGTGGAGATCCTCGGTCTCGGCCATGTACTTTTGCTTTTTCTTGTTGAAGTTGAACCCCGTGAGTTGCGCCTCGATGGCCTCCCGGAAGGGGAGGTCCTTGGCGAAAGCAAGGCGTCCCTGCTCCAGGAGAAGCCCGCCATCGGCAACGAGATCGCGCCGTGGCACCAGCCACTCCTTGATCGTGCGCATGGGGGAAAGCTCTCCCGAGCGGGACTCCCCGAAGACGCGGCCGATCTCCTCGTACACGGGATGCGCTCGGCCACCGTTGGTGAAGACGATGCTGTGCGGGAATCCGCCGAGCTTCCGCAGGCGCTCTACTACCGCATCCCCGACGCCGGTTCCGTCCACCAGTTCGTCGCAATTTCCGCGCAGCTCCTTGCGGCGGATGAGGTTCATGTAGCGCCGCTCCATATCCTCATACCGGAGATTCTCGTCGTGCCACGCCCACACGCACTGGAGCTCGGAGAGGAGACGGTCGGAGGATCCTGCCCGAGGGTCGCCATCGACGTAAGAGTACGACCGCTTGAACACGGCCTCCGCGTATCTATCGCGCTTCGAAGCTATGTCGAAAGTGGCAATGTACTCCCTCAAGCTGCCACCCTATTCCTCTTGGGACGCCGTGCGTTCTCGGCGCGAGTCAGGAATTGACAATTGGATGGTCCATATCCCTGTGAGGAGTTTTTCCTGTCGATAGTCAGGGAATCGGAATAGCCATTGGCGCGTGCCCACGCAGCGAAGACGGCATAGTTGTGCCACTCTTCGCACACAGAAATACCTTTCTCACCATAGGACTTGAATCCACTGGCATAGGAACGTTCACACCTGTCCAGCATGTTCCGCCATGTGACATAAAGACGAGTCCGGTGGGATTCTCCGTGCTTCCTGTTCAGTTTTCCTACACACTCTCGATGTAGGCATCCGCAGGAACGGGTATCTCCATTCACGATGCACATGGCCTTGATTACTTTTTCGGATCCGCATTCACAGGAACATTTCACCCACAACTTTCGATTGGCATCCCTGTGGTCAACCGAAAGAACCGTGAGTCTTCCGAGCTTCCTGCCTATGAGGTTGATCGTCTTCACAGATCAGTCTCCCGGGCAGTCGCCGTCCATGTCCATCGCGGGTTCGGCGGGGTCCCAGGGCTTGCCGTCCGCGCGCTGCGCGCCCTTGACGTAGTTCCCAGGAGCGGGCCACGGGGAAATCGGAACACGCCCGCCGGGGGTGTAGGCGGGAGCGGGGAGGGAGGTCCCTGGATAGGGGTTGGAGATCCGAACCGCGTTTCTCCCGCCAGGGAGGGCGGGATTGCTCTTGCTCTTCGCCATTACGAGTTGGGGATCTGGGAGGCGGTCACCATCGCCGCCACCTCGGTAGGGGTGCAGAGCACCATGAAGACCTGGCCGTGATTCCCCAGGGCAACCAGCTCGTCCATCGCGGCCTTCAACCCCTTGACCTTCACGCAGTCCCTCTCCGAGGGGGTCCCGTTGCCTCCAAGGAGAGCGGCCTGCACGCTGGCTCCCACGGTGCTGAAGTTGCGGTTCAGGCACTGCTTCAGCGTGAGCGATGCGCCTCCGACTTCCGTCGAGTCGATTTCCAGAATATCGACGATCATGGGTCCCTCCCTCGAAAAAGTTGGGGCGGAAGCGGGCGCCGTGAGGATGAGTCAACGGTGCCACGGCGAAGACGCTGTTTCCAGCGGCTATCTGGCGAAATCCCGTGGGAACGCCGAACGGAGGATGGCCGTGCCGCGCGGTCTATCCCGCCCCTTGTTGTCGAGAATGTGTCGAATCGCGGGGAGAGTCAAGTGCAGGAGTGCTCGGCGTTGGACTTCCGAACGGCGCGGGCTAAGACCACAAGAGCCAGGTTGCGGTGGTCAAGCGAGACGTTATGCTTCAAGGATTCTTCAAGGGCCTCGGCTATGCAGAGAGCCTCTGATACGCTGGGAAGTTTCATTCCTCGATCTCCTCCGGTTCCTCTCGGAACGCCTGTATGTCGTCACGCACGATGACCCCGGACTTCAGAGCCCGCAGGTCCTCGCCAACGGCGAATGCGCGCGCGATGTCGCTGTAGCTGAAAAGCTGGGCGTCCGGCTCGACGAACTCCCCGCACTGCTCTTGCCTGTATTGTTGCTGGCCCAAGTTTTTTAGCTGGACATTCAACTGATGATTGAGATCGAGATGTCTTGGAGAGTAGCACCCAATGATCCCGCGCGCTGCCTGCTCTGATGCGAACTCCTCCTCGGTCTGCATCATCTCAAGGGAGGTCCCGCTGGTGGGTGTGTAGGGCGAGCGCACGTAGTACCGCTCCCAGGATCGGTCGTGGAAGACGCGGAAGAAGAAGCCGGTCCGGCCGTTGGGCGTGGAGGGTACCAGAACTTCGCACTCCTCGTTCGAGGTCAACATGGGAATGATCCCGCTGGTGATCGCCACGTCCTCGACGCGGGACGCCTCATCGACGATGATGACCGAGGGCTTGCTGCGCCCGCGGGCCGACTTCTCGGTGGTGCAGAGGACCTCGATGCGGCTCTCGTCTTCGGTGACCACCAGGGAGTCGGACTCCCGGATGAGCTTGGGGTAGGTTGGGTCGCGGGCCATACAGGCTTTGATCTTCAGCATGTCGTCGGTGGCCTGGTCCTCGGTGGCGGCCAATACGAGGATCCGCGAGCCCGGCTTGTACTTCGCGGTATGCGTTGGCACCACGGCTATTATGCTGGACTTTCCTGATTGTCGGGCGCAGTTGAGGCACTTAAACTTGTGTGTCGATGCCAGGAGGCGGCGTTGCCAAGAGAAAAGCACAAAGCCGGCAACGAGTTTCGCGTAGCGGACGCGATCCATTGCATAGACCGCGTCCTCATACGCCCGATGATCAAGCATCAAGAAAGGCGCTCCATGATTTTGGGTTACTCGCGGGCATCGGCTCGCTCGGCGCCAGTGGTTGACTCCAGCTCGGTGGCTCGCTCTTTCGCCCTGGGTGACTCAAAGATGGTGGCTCGCTCGGCCGTGTTGGTTGTCTTAAGTACAAAGGCTCGCTCCCGCGGCTCTGGGTGACTCGGAGGCTCTGGCTCGCTCTTGTCATTTGGTTGACTCGCAGGTGCTGGCTCGCTCGAAGCACGTGGTTGACTCTGGTGTGATGGCTCGCTCACGGTATTTGGTTGACTCGTACCCACTGGCTTTTGCTTTCATTTTGCAGCCTTGATCGTCACTGCGATCTCGTCGGCCAGTTCCGTGAGAACGGAGATGTCGTTCTCAGTGAACTTGAGACGATCCGCCCTGAGTAAATTCAGGAGCATACGCGCGTGAACCTTCCAGACATTCCCATCGGTTGTCCTGGCCGCGTGCTCTTGCTCCTCGTTCAACGGCTCCTCGTTTTCTGCGCTGGAAAGATGCGAGGCTCCATAGGAAAGGGGAATCCTCTCTCCCGTACTCTCCACTGTCGCTGAACGTTTCTCCAGAAAATCCTTCATCGCCTCAGAGAGCATTCCGAGGGCCTTTGCAACTTCAGAAGCCGGGATCTTCATGCGCCTGGCTTTGATGATGAAGTACGCTCGGTCCATGGGAGACATCATTTTCCCCTGATGAGCGTTGAATCGCCCCGCGTCAAGGAACATCTCCCTCTCATTCTCATACACTCTGACATCGGCGTCGATCATGGCCTCATCGCCGTACAGATCGAGAACGGCGGTCACGCGATGGAAACCGTCCACCACGCGCATGTCAGCCTTGTTGATTACGATTGGCGGAAGGCTTAGACCGGCTTCAAGCGATTCTTTCATCTGCCTGATATTCGCCGTATCCAGTTTTTGATGGACTGAGTGGCGGGGCCACAGATTCCAGTCGAGGACGCACTCAGGAGAAAGTCTTTTGATCCCCCAACGGGGGACTGTCTGACAGTACATCACTTCACAGCCCTTGGCAAGTCATCTGCGCGGCTGGAAGGCGGCGACGGTGCGGAAGAGGATTTCCTTCGCCGTGATGTCCAGACTCTCGATGGACAGGTTGTCGGAGAGGATCGCGATGATGAAACCGGATTTCACATCCTCGATGTCCATTAGCGGAAGCACGCCGCGAGCACGAGGGTCATTCGGTTCGTCAAACGTCATCGGGGGTTGCCTCCAAGGCCAGGGCCTTTTGCTCGAACATGGCGACAACACTCTCACGGGCCTCGGGGAACGGGGCCAGCGCAGCAATGATGTCGCTCATCACGAAGGACCAGATTTCGGTGCGGCTGATGTTGATCTTCACTTCCCCGCCCATCTTCTGGAGGTAGGCCACGCGGTCGATGACCTCCATGGCCAGGCGCATCGCGTCGTGGTACAGGCGGCGGGTGTCGTCGCGCTTGACGGTGAACTCGAAGGCGGACTTCCCGCTCTCTGCCATCTGCGCGATGAGGACGGAGAGCTGGGTGGTCTTGCGCCGCGTGATGGGCGCGCCGGCCTTGGTGACCTCGCCGGTGTCCTGGTCGTAGTGGGCCACGACCTCCTCGGCTTGGAGGCCCATCCAGATCTTGGTGGGGTCGTTGGGGTCCTTCAGGTAGTCCTCGAAGGCGGTGATGTTCCGCGCCGCCCGGTCGGCCATCTCCTCCAGCTTGGTGAGGAGGCCGTCCACGGTGCGCATCCCGCGCGCCGCGCGCCTTTGCGCCAGGACCTCGGCAACCCACTTCTGGCGGTACTGGCGGACGGTGGCCGCCGATATCCCGTGGCGGCGTCCGATCTGCGCGTCGGTTCCGCGGTCGTCCTCGATGTCCTTGAGGATGGCGGCCCTCCGCGGGTGGGTGTCGATGACGGTGGCCTGCGGGGCGCGAAGGTGGCGGGAGGGTGTGCTCATCCCCGGATCCTCCTCTCCTGCTTGTACATCTCCCGCCAGTCGGGGTTGGGATCGACGAGGAAGTCCCCGAGCCAGTTCTGCGGCCTCGGGTCTCCCTTCAGGTACACGTCGAACCGCTCGCCTTTCAGAGGAGTCACCTTCATCCCGAGGAACGTCGTCACGTCCTCGAACTTCATCCCGTACTTGGCGGCGAACTCGAACCGCAGGTAGTCAACGGCCGTCTGGTAGCCGAAGCGAATGTGATCGACCTCCCTGCCCATGTCGCGCAGGGCGAGGCACTTCCTCTTGATGCAGTAGACCATGAAGTCGGGCTCTTCTCTCATCGGGTGAGCCTCACAAGCTCGATGAGCTTGGACAGGACGAAGCGGGTCATCTTCAGGTCCCATGAGGCGTCGTGGGCGCCGGCGGTGTCCATCCCGAAGTGGCGGGCCAGGTCGGTGAGCTTCGCGTCGGAAAGGGGAACGTCCACGCCCATGTAGGCCAGCCATGCCAGTGTAGAGGACGGGTCCAGGGCCCCGAAGTGGAACCACGAGCCGAAGTAGTCGTCGTGGTGGTCCTTCCAGAGTACGCGCAGGAAGCGCATGTCGAAGTCCCGAACGTTGTACCCGCCGGCCATGAACTTGTCGTGGTGGTCGTACTTCTCCACGTACTGGCCGAAGATGTCCAGCAGGGCGTAGTACATCTCCCGCGGCGGGGGGAATCCCAGGAGCTGCCCGCGGCTGAAGTGGTTGATGTTCAGGGCCGAGTCGTCGATGGCCTTGCCCTCGCAGGAGGAGCGCAACTCTCCCTCGGCAACTTCCTGGCCGTCGATCTCCACGGCGTAGGACAGGCTGATGATGCCGTGGCGCGCAGGGTCGAGGCCGGAGGTCTCCAAATCTACCCAGAATACCTTCATCGCAGGTACTCCCCGATCATCTGGCTGACGCCCTTGGCCTTGGAAATGTCAACGCGCAACTCCACGGGATGGTTTCCTACCCACACCCTCTTGGCGAAGATTCCCTTCGCCTTCTTTCCCGTCTTGGCGATGAGGAGCATCACCGAAGCCTCCTCCCAGCTTTCCGCGGTCAGAGAGATGCTGAAGTGATGATCGTAGTCGTCGATCCTTGCCTTCATCCCTGTGCCTCCTCCGTTTTCTCCCAGGCATCGCAGACCCAACGGGACATGATATCGGTGCCCGGTCCTAACGTGCAACCCACGAGGTCGCACTTGTGATACACCCTCCCTGCGCAGTGCAGCATGTGATGCGAGCACGTCGAGCAGCGCACCGCCTTGTCCGTCGAGGGCCGGTAGTTCAGCGGCCCCAGAATCCTCTGCATCGGCGACTGGTGGTGTCCCGCGTACTCCTTGCCCGTGTCTTCGTTGCCGAACAGGTCAGTCATGCGGGGTCCCTGCCGCTCCAGTACTTCTTGCCCTTCCAGTCGATCTTGGGGTCATACCCCGGCATCGGAAGCTCACCCCCGCAGCCGTAGCAGAACTTGGAACCCGTCAGGGCCTCCTCGATCAGGAGCTTCCTGCACCCCGGGCGCCAGAAGAACATCTTGTCGTCGTACTTCCCGCTCTCGTCGAACCCTCCCCTTCCTCCCACGGTCAGGCAGACCTTGAAGCATTTGCAGGTGGGCATCCAGTAGGTGAACTGCCCGAAGGCAAGGTCGACATCCAGCCGGCCGAACTGCGCCTTGCACTTCGGGCACGGCCCACCACGGGCCATCAATTCCCAGGCCATGGTGGTCTCTGAGCTCATCTCCGAGCTTGCCTTGTACAGCGCCTCCTCAAGATGCTCCTGCGTGATCCTCTGCTTGATTATTTCCATACCGCTCACCAACTCCTCGGGGTGGCCTGGTTTCCCGTAGGCCGCCTCTGCTCCTCACGCTTCTGCTGCGCGTGCTCTTCCTCCACGACAGCGTTCCTCGCCGCCTGGAGGTACCCCTCGAACTTCGGGGAGAACAGTGTGCTCGGTCTCAGGTACTGCGCCATCTCGGGGTCCGACCGCCACTGCCCGACCTTGAAGTCGATCACCAGCAGGAAGTCCTCCACCACGAACCCCTCCGCTGCCCTCGCCTTCAGGAACCTCACCGTCTGATCGGTGTCCGCCTTGAACGCCGTCCCCGCTTTCTCGTTCAGCCGACCGACCACCTCTTTCATCCAACCCCTGTCCAACCCAGAAGAAGCTGGTGAGGAAGGCTCAACCCCTTCTTCTCCTACGTCTTCCGAGTTATCTTCTCTTTCTTTGAGTTCAGGAGAAGAGAGAGGAGAAGAGAGATTAGTATAGATTAAGGTGTCGCGAGGGCTCGTCGATGACTCGTCGAGCTTTCGACGATCATTCGTCGAATCATTGGTAATGGACTTTATCTGCTTTTTTGGATTCGACGAACGTTCGGCGATCAATCGTCGAGTCATCGGAGACAACTCGTAGAGGACTTCAATCGACTCGTCATCAAAAGAAGGCAGCACGGAAGGGCTTGGCCTGTCTATCCTCTGGTACCTGAACCAATTGGGATGCATGAGATAACTGTAGTTCTCATCCCTGTAGGCAACAACCAGACCTGCTCTGGCAATCTGCTCAAGATCGGTATCGACCATCTTCTCGCTGAAGTTGTCGCACGGATGAACCCTGGCTCTGAAAAGAGGCAGTGACACCTTCACCCGTCCATCGTCATCAGCTTGTGATATCAGGTAGATATAGAGCTTGAACTGAGAGTCCGTCAAAGCCATGACCTGCTGACTGTCCCAGATCCTGGGATCAATCATTCTCTTGCGGGCCACGTCAGCGATCCGAAACTATGCCAGGCTTAACCCTTGTGTACTTCACCACGAGTTCATCGAGCTGCTTGAAAGCCTGCCCCCATACGGCGGCCTCAAGCTCCTCGTCGTCAGTCGCAGCCAACTGATCGTTTCGTGTTGATCTTTCTTCAAACCTCGCACGCAAAACCAGAAGTGCTTCCCATAGCGTCATCATGGTCTACCTCCACGTCACGCACAGATTAAAACCACCTTCGCACCGTTGTCAAGAAGAATCTTTCGAAATCGTCTCCCCTCCTGGTCACGTAACTCGCACACGGACGAGGGGAAGCAGGGAGAGGGTAGCCGCGCGCGCCCCGCCCAGCGGCCCCTGCCTCGCCCTGGGCGCGGGTCCTTCTGGGAGAATCGACGGGGGGAGGGGGCGTGCTCTTTTCTGTGCGTTCTGTGCGTGCTCTGGGGATTCTCCTTGACTCGTGCAACGTAACAGTAATTAGGTGATTATTGCCATAGGCAGACTATGTATGCGTGATAGCGCTCACTTGTCCATCATAGCGCACGCATCCACGAGCCAGCACGGGCGACGACGACCCAGTATATCACTGTGATAGCATCACTGTGCTATAGCAAGGTGTTACCCTGGCGTAACAGTAGACAGCCTATGTACTCTTGTGCTCTGGATTGTATCACTGCGATAGTATCAGTGTTCCACGTGAAACATGACAGTGAAACACTACACATCCGTTAGGTAACGCCCGTTTCAAAAATCGTCAGCTATTTGTCAGATTATTGACAATAGTGCTTGACATATACCCGAGTGTATGCGATTATGTAGTCATGGAGGATGAGAGATGACAATACATGATGCGAAGAGTCTGAAAGCCGGTGATTACATTCACCATCTGACAAAGAAGAATGCCGACAAAACGCCGATGAGGGCGCGCGTTACTTCCGTAAAAACGTGGAAGACACGCCCGGATGAAATCCTCATCGGATACAAGCACGGCATGTATGACACCGGCAAAATCAACCAGAATGAGCTTTCTTATTTTGGCATCGGGTACGGATCATGAATACAACATTCTGGATGGGCGACACGATGGTGACGGTGAAGGCGCGGGACGATGCGGAGATCGTCAAGGCACTGCGGGAGATCGTGAACGTGGATACACCGGAGCTGGAGCATATCGAACCGCTTCCCGTTGACGTGTACTGCGTCCAGATCAGTGACGCACAGATAGCATTCATCCGGGCACTGATTGCCAAGAAGCCGGAGAAGTACGCTCCGCTTCTGGTGTAGGCCGAAACGGCCGGGCGCTCCCCGCGCGCCGGGCCGTCACTGGATGTTATCCAGTCTGATGAGGCCGAGAGTACGGAGGATGATATGGCAAAGGCAACGGATCGTGTTTACGAAGGCGCGGAGATCATGGACAGCCGCGACGTGATCGAGAAAATCGAAGAGCTGGAAGCCCTGGAAGCCGAAGCGACCACCGAGGAACCAGATGAACTGACAAAGCTCCGGGAAATGGCAAAAGACGGGGAAGGCTCCCCGGACTGGCCGCATGGAGAGACTTTGATCCTTGACAGCTACTTCGAGCAGTACGCGCAAGATCTGGCCGAAGATATCGGCGCCGTCCAGAAAGACGCGACCTGGCCGAATCAGTACATAGACTGGGAAGCCGCGGCCGACGCTCTCAAGCAGGATTACATGCGCGTGACCTACGGAGAGACGGAGTATTGGATCCGGGCATAGATGAGCCTTTCGGCTCATGGGCCGGGAGAGTGCGGGGAGCTTCACAACTCCCCCCGGCCAGGAGGGTACCAACATGAAACGCCCGGAGAAAGCCGGGCAAGCGCGCCGAGTCTCCGGGCAGACTGAGCGGAGATCGGCCAGAGCTGCGGGCGGGAGAAGCCGCCGAGCACACGGAGGATAGGCAAATGATGGTGTTTGTCTGGAAAGCTCTTGACCACGTATCGGATCGCTACCACGAAAACGGCGGGTTGGTAGTGTTCGCTTCGAGCCTTGAAAGAGCAATCGCCATTGCTTCCGAAAAAGGAGCGATTGCAAATGACAAGCCCGATGAGGTAAGAAAAACCCAAGGGCAGGAAGCCGTCTACATCATGGAAAACGCGGGGTGTTGCTGAATAGACAGGGGACCGAGCACGTCCCGGCGGCAGACTGAGGCCGGGCGTGCCATCGAGCGCGGACACTACAGGGTGTCGGCTCACGGAGGATGGCAATGGATGCAGTGAAGTGGCAAGCCGAGTGGCAGGCAGGCATGGAGCGGGGGCTGGCATGGTGATGTACAATGCCCTCCCAAAGGGGGAGACCATGCAGAGATGGATAGTCGTCCTGGTGCTGGTGATGCTCATATCGGCCACACTTGCCGGCGCGGAACCGGTGCTCAAATTCGTCGTTAGCGGTGGCGAGACCTACCTAATTTCGCCCGCGTATGTAACCGCTGTTCTTCTTACCGCGAAAGAGTCCGCAGCCAAGCGCGTCACGGTCTACTTCGAGGCCATCGCTGGACCAGTAGTGGTCATGGACTTCAACTCCTGGGACGACGCAGTCAAGTGCTTCAATCAGATTGAGCAAGCCCTGAAGCAGCTCAAGTGATCCACTTGGCGCCGGGGCGCCCGCTGGGCAGCGGTTCTACGACGAGCAGAGAAAGGGGAGGCTGGGATGAGCAGAATGACCACGATTTCGGGAGAGCAGAGGCTTGTCGATTTCGCAAAGAAGGCCGCCGAGTACATGGGAAATGACTCCCGTGTTCATACGTTCGGAGATGTCGAACCCGGCACGTTCCTTGCAATCCGGTGGGGGCTCGGAGACGACTGCCTCATGGTGGTGAAGCTCGACGAGGACTTCCAGCCGATCAACTTTCAACAGGCGATCCCGCGAGGGAAGGAGCCGGGCAATGACTGAGCGCTGGTGCGCGTGGCACAAGCCGGCCCCGATCATGTTCGCGCACTACGGGGACGGGAGGAAGAAGGTCAGCCGGACGCACGGGATATGCCCGAAGTGCCTCCCGCGCGTCCTGGCAGAGTTGAACGAAAGAGCCCGGAAGGGGCACTACTACGAGGAGGATGGGAAGAAATGAACACGAAAATCATGGATGGATTAAAGGCTCTTGGGGCTTGCCCGGAAGCGTTGCGCTGGGCAGAGAAACAGAAGGGGCCCGGGTTGGCGTGGAAGTCCTGCGCGCGCGGAGACTGGATGCTCTGGCTGCTTGGACGGCAGGCCTGCCCGGCGTGGAGCGACTCCCGGAAGCCTCTTGTCTTAGCGGCGTGCGAATGCGCAAGGCTGGCGCTGCCCTACACGAAAGACCCGAGAGTCTTTAAGTGCATCGAGACGACAGAAGCATGGACACGCGGAGAAGCAACCGTCGAGGAAGCCCGAAAGGCACAAGATGCTGCTGCTGATGCTGTTGCTGCTGCTGTTGCTGCTGCTGATGCTGTTGCTGCTGCTGCTGCTGCTGCTGCTGCTTATGCTGCTGCTGCTTATGCTGCTGCTTATGCTGCTGCTGATGCTGCTGATGCTGATGCTGCTGATGCTGCTGCTGCTGCTTATGCTGCTGCTGCTTATGCTGCTGCTTATGCTGCTGCTGCTGCTGCTGATGCTGCTGCTGATGCTGCTTATGCTGCTGCTGCTTATGCTGCTCCTTATGCTGCTGCTTATGCTGCTTATGCTGCTCGAAAGATGGTCCTTAAACAATGCGCGGACATCGTGCGCAAGCATTACCCGAAAGCGCCGGTCTTGAAATGAGTAGCTTGGCCATCGTGCGCCCGGAGGCCGGGATTGCCCCCCCGGCCCTCCTGGAAGTCAGCGGACGAAGCGTGGAGACGACCACGCACTACCTGCGGGCAGCCGCGGCGTGGATCGCCTGGGCGAAGGGCCGGCCGTTGACCGCGCACCTGTTCGCGGCATGGATCGACGCCGAGCGCCGGAAGGGCGTGAGCACGGCAAAGCTGCGCGTGGAACTGTTCGGCGTGAAGGCAGCCATCATGCAGGCAGCCGAGAAGGCCGGTATGAGCGCGCGCGAGCTCGCCGGCATGAAGGCGGCGCTGGACTCCATCCCGATCCCGAAGATCCAGAAGGTACCGGACATCGCGGTCCTGGATGGCCGGGAGCGCCATGCCCTGATCGCAGCTCTTTCCCCCCGCATGAGCCTTGTCGTGCGTTTCCTGTACGCCACCGCGGCCCGCGTCAGCGAGGCCATCGGCGTCCGGGAGACCGATATCAAGGTCATGGAGAAGTCTGCGCGCGTGCGGCTCCAGGGCAAGGGCAGGAAGGAGCGCACCGTCACGATCCCGCTGGACCTGCTGGTGGAGATCAACGCGGAGTTCCACAGTCTGCGGCGCGTGTTCCTCTTCGAGGGCAGGCCGGGCAAAGCGTACTGCCGCAGCCATATCAGCCGGGCCATCGGGGAGTGCGCGAAGGCCGAGATCGGAAGGCAGATCGGCGCCCACGTCTTGCGGCACAGCCGGGCCACGGACCTGTACGGGAAGAGCCATAACCTCAAGGGCGTGTCTGACCTCCTGGGACACGCGGACATCTCGACAACCGCCCGCTACTACGTGCGTTCCACGTTGAGCGAGGACGATCTCTGGAAGGGAGAACAAATATGAGCGGAATGGATAGGTACAACGAAGACCCGACGTTTCATGTACTGGTGGACATGATCTATGCCGAGTATGAGCGGCTTCGTTACACGCCGTCAGAGATCAGGGATGCGGCAATGGTTGCTGCCATACGCTTCGAGATGATGCACATCCGGGAGCCTCGCGTATGAGAACCCCCACGAAGGCGCAGATCCGGGCCAGCAGGCGCAACGGGAGGAAGCCAGTCAAGGAGGGAAGCCGGCCCCGCGGTCGCCCCCGGGGGCCTCAGCCGTGGCTGGAGCTGGGCATCACCAGGCAGGCGTGGTACGCGAGGAAGGAGAGGAAAACATAGCCAGTGGAGATTTTTGGGCACTATTGATTCTGGATAGCCCTACGCGCGTCGTGGGGCTTTTTCATTTCAGGTCGATATTGGGCTTCAAAGTGTGTCGTTTCGTTGAGCCTTGATAAGCCACGCTAAGGACAGGTGCCTTCCTACCGGACCTCGACGAAATTGATGTCCGGGTACTTGGTGAACAGCATCTGGAGCTTGGCACGGTAGAGGGGGGTGGAGACACCCTTAACGTCCTCTACCACCAGCTCCCCGAAGATGTGCGGACCCGTGGCCTTGGGGACAGTCCAGTAGCGGAAGTCGGCGACGTACTTCAGCCCGCGGAAACGCCTGCCCTTGTATACAAAAGGATACACCAGCACGTACTCCGGCTGGAGCTCGATGTCCCGGATCTCCCCCGCCTTCTCCCTCCACTTCAGCTCCTGGTAGCGCCTCATCTCGGCCTTGGAGTCGAAGACGATGCCGTCCATCGTGCGGTCGGCCTTCTTCGCAACCCCGTACTTGGAGCGCACCACGTCGGACCCGCCGTACCTGTCTCTCGCGCTGATGCCCTTCATTCGGGAGTCCATTTGTCCAGCATCTCGATGACCCGTGTTGCCACTTCGGGGTGGCAGATCACCGCGATCATTCCCTGCATTTCGGCAACCGTCTTTCCCTGCTGATGCCACGCCTTGAATGTCGCCTTCCAGTTCTCCCGTGCGTCGATCACCACGCCCTCCATCTCTGCACTCTGTCAATGTCCCTCGCGTGCGGCTTCGGAAGGTACTCGATGGGGATCCCCGACGAGGAGTGGAAGCGGTACGTCATCCTCCCGCCGGCCAGCTCGATGCACAGGTGCGCCCGCAGCTTCATCGGCAGCTCCCCGTTCATGGGCGGGACCACGACCTCAACCATGTCTTTCGAGATCGCCTTCCTGGACATGCTGAACTCCGCGGCCTCCCGCCAGTCGTCGAAGTCATAGACGGTCCCGGAGAGCGGTCCCCCGTCCCCCTTGATGCGGCCGATGTTCCTCTTCACTTCATCCTCCTAACAAGTAGAGCCGGGAAAGGCGTGCAGTTGGTTTCTGCTTTGTTTTTGCTCATACGGTCCTCTTTACGGGACCGCACCATGCTTGAGCCTTCACATCCCAATGGCGCGCAGTTCCGCCGGACCACACCGCTTCATAGGCAGGGCCCATTTCCTTTCCACACCCCTTGCACATATACCGATCGGATGAGGTAATCTGTGCCTTGCCGTGACATTTCGGACATTTAGAGCCAACGGGTCCGCCATGCTCACCAGTTCCAGAGCACAGAGGACAGTCAATCAGGTTCCCCTTAGGCTTTTGCGGCAGAGGGCCTCCATCACTTCCAGCAAAGTCATGGTCACTCAGCGGAGGCTTCTGCGGCGGGGAGGTTCGTAGGGAGGCGGTCTCCTTTTCGTATCGGGCTGCCAGAACCCGGATGCCATTCGCAATCGACCTTGCCCGCTCGAAGGGGACACCAAACTGAGCAAGCGTATCGTATGCTCGCTTTTTCCAGTGCATATCGCGTTCGGCTTCCAAGTCCGGCGTCTCCCCCGGCGGGGCGGCGAGGGCGGCGTCGGGATATCGCTTCTTTGCCTCATCGTGGGCTTTCTCGTGAGGGGTGGGTGGCCATACAGGAGCGCTCACGGCCTCAAGGTAGCCATCGCGGAGCGGCTCCCCTTCCTCCCGAGACTAGGCCAGCAGGGCGCGGATCTCGTCAGCTACCCACGATGGAACGTCAAGCCCACGCAGGCACTTCTGAGCCAGCGCCTCAAGTCTCTCGCCGGGAACCGATTCACTCATCTCATCCTCCTCCCATCA